ATAGAATCTGGAGTACCACGAGACTGATAGAAATCAACAAGCTTAGTATAAAATAGTCTAGGATCGGCGGCAAAAGAACGAGGTATAGAGATACCAATCTCTTGTTGTAGGTTTGTTAAAAACTGTTCTTCAACAAGATCGATATCCCGCTGATCTGCTATGCGGTTTACATAATGCGATGCACGATTTTCTGAAACTAGATAGTCATTAAATAATTCTAAAAACTCAATAAAATCAGGATACGTCTGATTAATATGTTCCGGAACTAAATCTGGAATCAGCGATGATATACTGACTTTATGTGAGTCATTATTGACGTAATGTTCGTCCATTATTCATGCCTTGAAGTTGTTGAATAGTTAACACCAGCTGATGTACCACCAGTAATCATTGTATCTACTTCACCTGTAATTACACAATCGTCAACAAGAATAGTTAGCAATTCATTACGTTTAGGTGCAAGATCATTTGAATCCGGATCTGCAGTAATTTCTATATAGTTTCCTGTAAATGAACTAATACTCGCTGTAAACGATAGCTTACCAGAAGTAACATCAATTGTACCAGCATTATTTTCAATAACAGTTTCTGTTAGTCCACTGCCCTTTACAATTTGAAGTCTACGCTCACCTTCGTCATTAACACGATCACGAAGCGTACAGCCAGTATTTCCGTTATGTACAAACTCTGTTGATTTTATAATTTGCTCATTTGATTGAGTATTATATATTGGAGATGAGAATATAACATCGTATTTAGTTTCGGCTGATGTTATTGGTATAATGCGCTTTTTCATTTTAACCCTTACAATAGAGTTAAGTATTGCAACGCTCGATGCATCAATTTTACTAATCACGTTTGAATATCTAAACACGCCGTCAAATCGTTTTAGCTGATCGTTATTGTATGTACGAATAACTTCTCGTGCTTGTTCTTCAAGAGCATCAGCAGATAATGCAGTAACGTTTGGATTATATTTAAAGAATACATCCATATAAATGTAAGTATACTTAGGATCTACAATCTCTGGTGTAATTGAAACAACATTCTTTGGTTTTAGATACTGAGAAACAATTAAAGTTTTATCAGCTTCTGAAACGACTTCAGCATCTTTAGGTTTAATAGAAATATAAACTTTACCATAGTCTGGAGGATCATTGTCTTCTCCACCCCAGACAGTAATAGCATCGATGTTGGCATAGTTATTCTGAATAATTGTTTTATAATCATCTGGAGTAACAGCACGATTCTGAGAAACAAATGATAATGGAGCATTAAATTTAATTGACTCAACATCTTCTTTTGTAGATCCACCTTGTGCTTTTTGATTGACAGTAAGTGTTACATCAGTATTACCCTGAATAGTTCCAGATAAAGCAAATACTGAAGCACCATTAGCTGCATCATTATCAGTTACCAAAGTTTCAAGCTGAACGATATTACCATTATCTAATCTTTGACCAAGAACACCATCACCAAATTTTACTTCATAAACACCGGTTCTACTTTCCTCAAGAAAATATACCTTTGAAGTAGATGTAACTTCTGTAACATTGACAACAGATTCATATGTTTCTTGTGCAGTATTCGTGTCCGAAGCTTGGACCTTTACAGTAAGCTCAGATGTAACAGCATTACTAAAAGGTATTAAATAAGCTTCAGCTGAATCTCTATCAAATACATATTCAGTATTTTTATATGAACCCTGAAGAATTCTTACATTACTGAAGATATATTCTCCATTTGCATCTATAGTTGTAGTTAGTGTCTGATCGTTAACAAACTTATATGATACACCGTCAATAGTAGAAGTAAATACTGTACCTTTATTCATAGTCAAGGGAAGATAAGTGCTATCATCTGACAATACACCTGTTGGATTATTTACCTTTACATCAATATATGCTACAGCAGGATATGATGATCGTGGTGTGTATCCAAGCATCTTAGCATGCGATACAACAGAAGGTCGCAATCTAGCAGAATCTAAAAATGTTTCGTTGATAGCAAAATTGGCATTAATTGCATTATAGTGTGTGACATATGCCATAACATCAAGAAGCGAACTAAGAGCAGAACCTTCAAAGTTATAATCTTGAAAGGTATCTTGTTCTGTCATAAATGTTTTTAGATCGGCTTTGATTGTATCAAAGTCCATTTCCGAAACTTTAAGTCGATTAGTATCAGTCATTTATCTGAGCCTCTCAATGATGAATTCTATGTCTGTAGTTAAATTTTCTGGTGACAATATTTGTACTTCTAGTCTTAAGTGTAATGCATTGCGTTCAGATAAATCTTCGATTTCTATATTTAAAACTTTTACTCTTGGTTCATAGTTTCTAAGTGTGTTAACAATTCTCTGATTCATTTCAGCTTCTACGATAGGATCAAAGTTTTCAAATAGAAACTCTGTTAGTGAACCGCCAAAATCAGGATCAAAAAACTTCTCTCCACGTCTTGTAAGTAAGATATTACGTACGGACTGCTTTACGGCTTCAACATCACGTTTAATAGGAACATCTTTTGTTACTGGATGTTTCTTAAACACAAAGTCGAAGTCAGAGTACGGTTTCGTACGAGCCCTAATATTTGAATCTACTGTTGCCATACTTCTATTTATACCTTAATTCGCGGAGACTGTGCCAGCTCCGGCAGTTAATGTGATACCACAACCATATGCATCACCAACTCTTGCAAGCGCCTTACTATTAACAAATACGTTCGGTGAGCCAGCTGATAATGTAGTTACATGCGGCACACATCCTGCAGCTGGTGGTACAGCAGGATGCGAAGTGTTTGTATCAGTAACTCTATGCGCAGCGAGACTTTCAATGAATACATCTCCTGATGCGCTATCTGCAGCAGGTACTACTCCGCATTCATGCACCGATACAGGATCTGTTGTTCTACACGCTTTGGGCATTATGCCATAATACCTCGTAACCATGATGGAGCATTAGCAGATCTACCGCCTGAACCCCAATATTTTGCAGATGCTAGCGCAACAGTATTACCTGGAGAGATATCAACATGCATGCCAACTCCACCCATATAACCTGAACCAGCACCAATTGATAATGCCCCGGCTGCTTTTGCTGCAGCTGCAAAGTCCGATGCTTCGGCTACATTGTTTACCATCGATAAACGACTTCCATTCTTATACAACCAAATATCTGCAGCATAACCATCATCATGCCTATGAGAACCAACTGTTCCCGTAGTTTCATCTTGTCCACCTGAGAAAATAACAACGTCAAGACCAGCCGAGTTTGCTGCTGATTGTAATATGTTTTCAAGTGCAGGAACAAGTTTTAGTCTACGAGTTGCCGCAGAGTTTCTATATGTTACAGTACCACCGCTGGCACCATCAACAACAGTTCCATCTGTTGCTGGATTTACATTAGAAGGAGCAACAGGTGTAGATGTTTGAGCTTGCGATGATTGATCTTTACGAGGTATTGTTACGCCTTGTGAGGTCTGTTGAGAATAAGATGTATTGCCATCAGGCTCAACTACAGAATATAGTGGAGATACTAGTTGTACATCATTATCATTATTCTCAGAAATATCAGGTTTAAATGCAGCAGTCTCGTCATCGCTATAATCAAGGAAAGATGCTGGTGTTGCAGAAGCACCTGACTTATTAAGATCGATAGTAGAACCAACAAGATCCATAGCACCAATAGAAGATATTTTAAATGTACCTGTCGCTGCTATATCGATATCTCCCTTCGAAGACATTTTAATATTACCTGAACTATGAATATCTAACAGTCCATCTGTTTTTACATTGATATTACCTTGCGAGTCATGAAACGAATTACCAAATGTTTTTGTATATAAGTTGCCTTCGACTGTTGTATACATATTAGCTTTTGTCTCTGCAGTGATATTACCAAATGATGATAGCGTTGTAGTACCTTCTACTAACGCAGTTAGGTTACCACCAACATTTATATTAGCATTATCAGTTACATTAATTTCAAGCTTTTGTGATGAATTAAAATGTTTACCACTATGTACTACCATAGAGCCATCAGGATGTATTTCAATAAAGGCTCCCGTGCGGTGGTACACGTGCACCCGCTCGCTCCCGGGAGTATCATCCATCTCTATCATATGACCAGATTCAGAGTGGAATACATGATTATACGGATACTTTGCATTATACGGATCAGCAGGTTCTGAACCTACAGATTGTTTTCCAATATCGTTTACACCGCGTGCGCGCCTTTCAATATCAGATTCATCAATCTCACGTGGGAACGTACCTACAGGATCTGAAAATCCATTCTCAGGATTCGGTTTAGATGAAGGGAATCCATTAACAGAACCCATAACAATAGGTGACTGAAACTGTTTATCAAGAAACTGCACAACTACCCATGACCCTGGTACAAGGAAAGGTGTCTGTCCTAATCCTGAAACCCCAGGAGTTGTAGTTGGATTCATAACAGGAGCCCATGGTAAAGATCCAGTAGGAATATCATTTATTTTATCTGAGCTATGTAATCCAAATACTCTAACCCTGACTCGACCCATCTCTTTAGGATCTTTACGATCTTCTACTATTCCAAAGTATAACACTATCTTCCTCCTCCATGTTGAGGAGCTTTACTAGCAACTGGTTTAGATAGACCTTCTCTTAATAAATCAATCTCCATATGATATTCTCCACCCTTTAGATGATGTCCAAGTCTGGCTATCATATGTCTTCCTGAAAATAATTGATCTTCAAGATTTTCTCCTTCAAGAGGCGGAGCATTTGCTACAACTCTCATATTAACGCATTTACCTACTTTAATTTTTTCAGGATGAGAATCGGTCAAAGCCTGAATAACTATCATATTATTAATTCTGCTGTTAAAAGATTCTTTTTTACTCTTAGCTAATACATCGGCCTGAGTATTAAGTTCTGTTACACCTTCAGTTTCAAACGAAAAAGGATTATGCATTTCTATAGTATTAGAAGCTTTTAAAATATTTTCTTCTAATTTTATATTATTAACTTCATAGTTTTGATACTGATCAAGTGGAGAAAATGTTTTTGCATGATTTGCATAATAAAAATTATTTTCAGTATAATTTTTATTTGCAATGTCTATTCTCATTGCATTATTAATAAGTGCACCATCTTCTAATAGTTCTAAAGTATCTCCATTTTGTAATACTTCATATTCAATTAAACCACCGATACTACCGGGATTAAATCTAGAACCTTGTCCAGTTGAGTCTCTATTATAATTTAATGCTTTCTTTAACTCAAATAATTCTTCATCTGTTTCTTCTTCTAAAATATCTCCAAGAGACTTTAATATCGGGCCGTCGCCGACCAGGTTTTCAAATAAATAATATGGAGTTCCATCAGATCCAATAGTACTACTTAAAATTTCTGATATAGTATCATAAGGCCTACTAAAAGGAACAACAATGTGATGTGCCGATGATGATGGTGATTGTATATCAATAGATTCTTCAAAGAAATTAGTATGAATCTTTTGTATTATATCTGAAGCTAATCCAGAATATGATTTAGAAAACCTTGATACTTGGTTTGTTAACGCTTTAGTAGATACTAAGTTTAATTCCGCGCCAGCTGTCTCACCTAGCATCTTTATAACATTTTCAACATTAGTACATGCAAACGTATGTTCTATTTCTACACCAGCTCTAACAAATTTTATTTCTACTTCTTCTTGTCCAATGATTGGAAGCTGTGTAACTAGAGCAGAGTTATCAGCGATAACTAATTTTCCAGTCAAATACATTTCGTCTATTGCTTCGAATATAGAAAGAGATATAACTAGATCACTAACATCAACTCGAGCAACTCTCGTGACTATATGCACCTCTAAATTTCTATAAGCTTTTTGGCCAGAATCTCTGATGTCAGCTTGTTCTGTACCATATCCGCCAAACAGATTTTTCTGTTCTCGTGTTAAATTCATTTTATGATTCTCTCATAACTTTTTCCCAGAAAGCTACTACCTTTCCAATATGCGCTGGCTTTATAACTTTGATACGAGATTTAATTAAATTAACTTCATTCTCTTCTTCAAAATGTGTAACGGGGCTTGTGCCAGCAGTACGGCGTCTTGTTCTTTCACCTGTCCCATCATCTATATGATGATTTGGTCCATATGCAGCTTTAACAATTGAACTGCACTCAATAGTATTACCTACTCTAGCAATGTCTTCTGCTTTTGTACTATTAGCTGCAGTTAGTGTAATAGACTCACCAGCAGTTCTAAAGTTTGCTACTGAATTCTTATTTTGCAATATTTGTATGTAACCTTGTGTTGGATATATTGCTATAACTTTACCGGTCGCATTTGACAAAGAACCGTTTACAGTACCTCCTACAACAAACTTTCCAAATGCCTCAACGTCAGCAGCAAAGATTGCTGCTAATCCAATATATTCTGCTTCAGCAAATTCTCTAAGAGCTTCAGAACTCTTAGGCCAATCATGCCAATAATTTTGAAGACCGTTATTAACAATAAAAAATGTCCAATAATATTCAGGTGTTCCATACAATTCTTCTGATACATTATCAGGTCTTGCTCCATCCTGAATATTGTAATATGAATAGAATGTAGCATCGTCTATATTCTTAGAAATTATTGTAGAATACTGTGCAAGGTTTTTTACAGATCTTTGAATACCAGATCCATCGAAGTCATAATCTATATTTGTAAAGTTTGAAAAATACGCCATTAAAATCCGTCCTCAATGTTTTCTGCAGTTAGAGGCATTAACTCTTGGAATGAAAGTGTCAAACTTATTTCTACTGGTTGCCCTTTGTAACTAAAATATGACATACTGTTTGGATTATAGTTCATCGTAGCATTTGTTAATGCTGATTCTGCAATCTTAGGAAGTACTTCATCTCCTATAGATCCAAATGTTATTGAAAATACATCAGGAAATTTATACATAAGATCATTAGCAGTAACCTTTGGATACATACGTGTTCTAAAATATTTAATAATTTTAGTGACAGAATCTGCTTCTTTTACAGACTCTGGGAAAAAATTAAAAGTAAATGAAAATTGCCTCGAGTTAGGCGCTTTAAACAGCATGAACTCTTGTGGATTCATACCAGTCTGTCTTCGCTTTGCTCTAGTTGCATCTACCGCTGCTCCTATACCTCCAGCTCCTACTGCACTTACTATACCAGCAGCTGGACCTCCTAAGGTTGCAGCAAAGGCACCGGCTGTAGCTTGTGCAGCTCTGCCGGCAAAAGTTTCGGCTACATCCTGTAAATCTTGTGAATTAAAACTAGAAAGAGTAGCAGCAAACCCTTGATCCATTAATTTTTCACCGATTACACCAAGTGCTCCACTAGCACCACCTTCGTATCTCATAATATCTCCAACTTGAAATCCTGGAGGCATATATAATGCAACAGAAGAGTTATCAACCATTTGAGTTTCTTGTGCACCTTTTACGTATTTGGCTCTATGGCCAGTGAACATTATGAAGGGTTGTCCTTTAAGAGCTACATCATCTGGGTATCTTAGGGCACTGCCCCTTTTCTGAGTCCCGAATCGCGTTGGCTGCTTATCCGGAGAGAATTGTAATATAGCCATAAATAGCTCCATAGAGTTGAATATTATAAGGTTATTTATATGCCCAGAATGACGTACAAGGGAAAATATCGTCCTAAAAATCCACAAAAGTATAAGGGAGACCCTACCACAATAGTATATCGATCATTATGGGAGCGAAATACCTTCAGATGGATTGATGCAAACCCAGATATTACCGAGTGGAACTCAGAAGAAGTAGTAATTCCATATAGATGTGCAACAGATAAACGTATGCATAGGTATTTTGTAGATGTATATTATAAAGATAAGACAGGTGCAACGTATTTAGTTGAGATAAAACCTAAGAAAGAAACCATGCCACCTAAACCGGCGTCTCGTAGATCAAAAAGGTATATATCAGAAGCAATGACATATATTAAGAATCAATCAAAATGGGAAGCAGCGGAAGAGTTTTGTGCTAATCGTGGTTGGCATTTTGTAATATGGCATGAAGATGTTCTTAAATCTATGGGCATAAAGATCCTGAAATAATGTATAAATAGTAGTATGGAAAATTCACTATTTCACAAATTAGAGATTGAAGCATACCGTAAAGGTTTGCAGGCCAGATCTTTAGAAGCGCGCCGATGGTTTAGAAGTAAGACTAAAGAACTTAGTTCAACAAACCGTAGGAAGCTGTTAAGAGATCCTGCACTTCAAAGGAAAAAACGACCAACTCCTGGCGACATGTATATGTATTTTTACGATCCTAAGCATCGTAAAACATTACCTTATTATGATGCGTTCCCTCTTGCTATTATGGTTGAGCCGACACGCGATGGATTTTATGGATTAAATCTACACTATCTTTCACCGATGCTTCGTGCAAAGTTTCTTGATAAACTTATGGAAACTGCAAACAATAATAAATTTGATGAATCAACAAAACTTAATATTAATTATAATATGCTTAAGTCTGTTTCAAAATACCGTGAATTTCAACCATGTTTTAAACGTTACTTAACCAAAGGTATTGAGGGTAATGTTGCACGTGTAGAACCGCCTGAGTGGGACATAGCAATATTTCTTCCGACTGAACAGTTTCGTGGCAAGAATAAGACGCACGTATGGGGCGCATCGAAGAGGATGATATAAATGGCATTACCCGCAGGCATTGACGCATTAAAATCTACTATTGGTCGTAGAGGTGGTTTAGTAAAAGCAAATCGTTTTGCTTTGTATATCTCTCATCCAGGTAAAAAGCCTTCGTTGATTAACAACAATCTTGAGGGTATTGTAGGCAATGCAGCAAGGGCAGTAATTAGTGGTGGAAGTTTATCACTATCCAGCTTTTTTGAAGATCCTCGTGATATGTATTTGTTATGCGAATCAGCAACTATTCCTGGTAGGCAGATTGCAACGCAAGAACATTTTACAAACTTAAAGGCAGTCAAAAAACCATACGCTTATATAAATGAAGACGTAAATTTAGTATTTCATTTAACAAATGATATGTATGCATGGGACTTTTTTAACTCATGGCAAGATATCATACTTAATCCGAGAGGAACAAAAGGTTTACCATTCTTAAATGATATAGGAACAGAAGTTCTTATTCAAGTTATGGGCAATACTGACTTTATTCCTGTCAAAACAATTAAATTATACAACGCATATCCTGTAACAATATCTTCACTTGAACTTTCTAATTCTTCTGAAAATACTACTTTAAGAGTTAGTATTACATTAGCGTATGAGGATTGGGAAGCTGTTGGTACTGTGGATGGATTAACAAATCTAGCTGGCCGCGCTGGAGATCTTATAAGTAACTCAATAAACCTTGTAAGAAATATAGGTAAAATTTTTTAGGAGTGATGTGAAATGGCTTTACCAAAGCTGAATACCCCAACATATAATCTGAATATACCATCAAATGGAAAAGAGATTAATTATAGACCGTACCTAGTACGTGAAGAAAAGATTCTGATGATAGCAATGGAATCAGACGATATGATACAAGTAGAGAATGCTTTACTTGAAATTATAAAATCATGTGTAACAGGCATTGATGTTAATGAACTAACAAGGTTTGATAGCGAATATGTCTTTTCAAAGTTAAGAGCAAAGTCAGTAGGTGAAACTGCTAAAGTAGCTATTAAGTGCGAAGATTGTAGTCATAGTAATGAAGTAGTAGTGAATATAGATTCAGTATCTGTAACTGATATTCCTTCTACAAAGATTGAATTGTCAGATAATACTGGCATAATTATGAAGTTCCCTTCAATGAAGGACTACAAAGAAATTCAAAAACTAAAAGCTGATAATAATATTGATGCTTTATTTAATGTGATTATTTCAAGTATTGAGAGTATTTACCAAGGTGAAGATTTATTTCATGCTTCATCACATACACGAACTGAGTTAAATGACTTTGTTGATAGCTTAAATTCAGCACAGTTTAAATTAATTCAAAATTTTATTACTAATATGCCACAAGCATATATTAATATTAATTTTAAGTGTGAAGAATGTGGACATGAACATGATACTGAATTGAAAGGTATGGCCAATTTTTTCGGATAGCCCTTTCTCATAATAATTTAGTTAACTATTATAAAACTAACTTTAGTATGATGCAGCATCATCAATATAGTTTAACTGAATTGGACATGATGATGCCGTGGGAAAGGGAAATTTACGTTGCTATGTTAATTGACCATTTGAAAGAAGTAGAAGAGCGAAGTAAACAAAAAGGTTAAGTAAATAAAATGGCCGATCTAAACGACGTAATAAAAAGACTGCGTGCAGAAGGTGACTTAAGTCGAAATTCTGGAACGCATTCTATTAAGAGTGTTAAAGAAATCCTTTTAGCAGGACAAAAGGCTTCTTTATCTGATGCAGAAGATCGGCGTGAATCTAAACGCAACGAAGAAAAACAGCTAGAAATTCTATCAGGTCTATCAAGTGGCGGAAGTCTTTCTGCTAATGATGCCGGAGGTGCACAAGCAGTAGCAGGTAAAGGCGGATTACTAAAAGCAGCAGGCGGATTACTATCTGGAATAGGTATTGGTGGCGGAGCTCTTGCAGCTGGTATCGGTATCATGGCAGCCGGTGGTGGATATTTACTAAATGAAGTCGGAGAGATGGATGCTGAATCCATCAAAAAGAAAGTAACAACTCTTTTAAGTATTGGTGATTCTTTTGAAGGTGGAAACTGGGAAGTATTAAAAGATGGTGGCTCATTTGCATTAGCAATGACTGGTATTGGTTTAGGACTGGCTGCATTCTCTATTGGCTCTGGTGTAGCAGCTGCTATAGAAACCTTTACTAAAGATTCTACATATGCTACAACAATTAAATCTCAAGTTAAAGAATTGTTATCAATAGCTGAATTCGTTGCAGGCGATTCTGGTGTTTTAGCTCAAGCAGCGTTTGTAGGTAAAGGTGCTTCGTTCTTAGTTGCAATGACTGGCTTAGGTCTTGGTTTAGCTGTTTTCAGTGTGGGATCTGCAGCAGGTAAAGCTGCCGAGTTAATTAAAGCAGAAGGCTGGGCCCAAAGTATTAAGGACTCTGTAGTTACTTTAATGTCTATTGAAGAAACTGTTGGAGGCGAGAAAGGATCTAGTTTTGTAGGTGAGAGTGCAAGATTCTTATTAGCTATGACAGGTATTGGACTTGGACTAGCTGCGTTTGGTATTGGTTCTGC